CAAGGAAACCCAGAAGATACTCAAAGAACGGGGTAGATGAGCGATGAAAGCAAGTGCCGGAAAAAAGAACTATGCGAGTTCCAAGTCAGCCGAGACCTCCCCGACGCCCAAATTGAAGCATGCATCAACTGTGGCAAGAAGGTCGTCTATTACAAAAAAGGAGGCAGAGTCAACAACGAAAAGTATCTGGCAGACCATAAAAGAGATTTTGTCCAACCTTATGGAAAAGATAAGAAGCTATTTATAAAGCTCTACGGTCTCAAGAGGTATTCGGAGTTAACGGAAAGAGAGGCAAAGAGAACAAAGGAACAAATAGAAGCGGACTGGGAGCAGACGAGAAGAGACGCAGTTAGAAGGGTTAAGAGACAAGTTGTATAGATGCTAACTTATTTTTATGGTAAAATATAGGTATGAAAGCAGAAGGTAAGCAGAAACAAAGAGGTTCACCGACAACGACTTTTGATAAGAGACCGGATTTTATAAACAGAACTGGAGCAAACGCCGGTTCAACTCATCTTTCAACGGATGTGGAGAGGATGATTAGGGCGTTGGCAAGAGCCACTAGCAAAACTCCAGAAGAAATAAGAGAAGAGATAGCTAAAGTGGGTTGGAATAAAAAAGAGCAGTTTCCTTTTTGGAATAAACTTGCGGAGCATGTATTTGATGAGCCTGCTAAAAAAATTGACCTAACCACCAAAGGAGAAAAAATAACCGAGAACGAGGAGACGAGAAAGTTAAGGGAAGAATACGAAGCAAAACTTAAAAAGTTAAAAACAGGTGGAACTGGAAAAGATTAGCGTCCACGCGTTTATCGATAAATATGATATTAAGACCGATACCGGTGTCCCGTTAGATTTTTTTGACCACCAGTTCGTTTGGGATATTTACTCCGATTTCTCGCCGAAGCTTTGCATCATGAAAGCGGCGCAGGTAACCATGTCGACTTGCGCGATACTCAAGGTTTTGTGGGCGGTCAAGAATAAAGGAATTGACGCGATATACACACTTCCGACTGCCGATGATCGTAACGTCTTTGTCGGCGGAAAAGTAAACAGATTGATTTCGCAGAACCCCACATTGCAAGAGTGGACGAAAGACAAAGACAGCGTAGAACAAAAACAGATAGGAAATAACATAGTTCATTTCAAAGGGACATGGACGGAAAGGGAAGCGATTATGAATCCGTCCGACTGGAATATCCACGATGAAATAGATTCAAGCAAACAGCAAATTATTGAGCAGATGGAAACGCGTCTCCAGCACTCAAAGCTCCGCTGGATGCATCTTTTCTCTCACCCCTCCGCTCCCGATTACGGAGTTCATAAGTATTGGCAGTTAAGCGACCAGAAGCATTGGTTCATAACCTGTCCAAGCTGTAAAGACGAACACTACCTCCGCTGGCCCGAAAGCATAAATCAGGAGAAAGAAGTGTTTGTGTGTATTAAGTGCGGATTTGAATTAAGCGACGACGCGAGGAGAAGGGGAAAGTGGGTCAAGAAGTTTAAGGACAGGGAGTGGAGCGGATATTGGGTGAGTTTGCTGATGTGTCCGTGGGTTAGCGCGAAACAGATACTTGAGTATTACCGGACAAAAAGTCCCGATTATTTCTGGAACAAGGTATTGGGACTTCCGTATGTCGGAGCGGGCAATAAGTTGACGTGGGAATCATTTATCCAAAACATAGCTCCGAAATATGTGCCGGATGAAAGCGAGGAAGTTGTTTTAGGCATAGACACCGGACTCAAACTTGATTATGTGATGGGCGACAGATACGGACTCTTTCATCACGCTACCGCCGACTCATACGATGAACTTGATAAACATATGGAAAGGTGGCCGAGAGCGATTGCGGTTATAGACGCGGGCGGAGACCTTATCGGCTCAAGAAAGTTTTACGAGAGATGGAGGGGCGGGGTGTTTCTGTGTTATTCAACCGCCGACAGAAAGCAGAACGAACTTTTTGAGTGGGGTGAAGGCGATAAGTATGGGCAAGTCAGAATAGACCGTAACCGCACAATTCAGCTTGTGGTAGATGAGTTCGGGGATAAGAGGATACCCGTTCACGGCGAGCCGGATGATTGGAGTGACTATTGGCAAGACTGGAAAAACCTTACAAGGATAGCCGTAACCGACCCTGTAACCGGAGAGCATAAGGGCTATAAGTGGGTGCGGAGCGGCAGAGACCACAAGGCTCTCTCCACAATTTATTGGCGTGTCGGCATGGACAAATACGGCTGGGGCGGGGCGCAAGTGGCGGAAAGGCGCGTAGAAGTTGACGAAACCAAAGACCCGTTAATTGAAGAAACCTTGCGCCAGTTGAAAGAGGGCGTTGATGATTGGCGAAGTTAGTTGGAATATGTTATAATTAAAGAAAGCTACAAAGCTATCGCTAAAAACTATGATAGACAACAACCATGAGTTTATTAGACGGATTTTTTAGCTTAGCGGGTATCGGCTCAATACCGGACAAACAATTCAAAGAAGGCGTAGCTGAAGAAAAGATAAGCGCGCTGGCTCTTGACGTAAAAGACAAAGAGCTTATTGAGCTTTCTACAAAGTGGAAAGAGAAGTGGGACAATAGTTCACGCAAGAAGGAGCTTGAAAAGAAGCAGAAACAAAACGAGAATTACTGGCTCGGCAAGCAGTATGCTCCATCGGAGGCGGCTTTAACTGTCAGGAATCTTGTTGATAATTTAATCTTTGAAGCGCTTGAAACCGCGTTGCCTTTCTTTACCAAGCAGAGAGGCGAGCCGGTGGTTATGTCCGATGGAACTTCAAATGGCGAAGAGCTAGCGAAGAAGGTAACCCAAAGAATTATAGACATCGCGGATACCATGCGCTTGCGCCTGAAGGTTAAGAAAGCGGTCAGGCATTGGGCTTTGTATTATTTGGGATGTTTGAAAGTTGGTTGGTCGCAGTTAAAGAACGAGATAGATGTTCAAGTCATCCGCCCGCAGAATCTTATACTTGACCCCGACGCTATGACAGACGAGTGCGAATATACCGGAGAGTATCTCGGACACGCGAAAGAAGATGTCGCCGAAAACTTGATAGCGAGGTTTCCTAAAAAAGAAAAACTAATAAAAGATAAAGTTAATAGTAAACTCGGAACTAAACTCGGCTATACGGAGTGGTGGAGCAACGATTATGTCTTTTGGACGATGGAGGGAGAAGTTTTGGACAAAGCCAAAAATCCGCATTGGAATTATGACGAGGATATAGAGGAAGAAGTAACCGATGAATTCGGACAAGTAAAAAAAGAAAAGAAGACGCTGTTTGGGACCAACCACTTCTCCGTCCGCAAGATGCCGTTCGTGTTTCTTTCGGTCTTTACCCTCGGCAGAACTCCGTATGATGAGACGACACTCGTGGAGCAAGTGCTTTCTATCCAAGATGTTATCAACAAAAGACAAAGGCAGATAGACAGAAACGCGGATAGGATGAACACCGGAGGTATATTTTCGGGAGACGCTTTTACCAAAGAACAGGCCGCCCAAGCGCAAGATGCCATGAACAAAGGTAAGGGCGTATGGATACCGAGGGGAAGTGTAAACACAGCGTATAAAAGGGAAAGCGGAGAACCGTTGCCGAACTTTATCTACCAGTCCCTGCTTGATTACAGGAACGAGCTGCGCAACATCTTCGGCATAGGAGGGCTTTCAAGTCAGGGCATAAAGAGCGAAGAAACGGTCAGGGGCAAGATACTGGTCAGACAAACGGATGCGGATAGGAATCCGTTGACCGACCACCTTGAGCAATTTTATGATTATACTTTTAATTGGTTTGTTCAGCTGATGATGGTTTATTATGACGAACCGCACAGAGTGAGCGGAAGTCAGGGGGGAACTTTTATACAAAACTCGGAGTTTAACAATCCTCTTATCGTGAGCGTTAAAGAGGGTTCACTGATACCCAAAGACCCGCTGACCAAGAGAAACGAGGCCGTGGACTTGTGGGCAAGCGGGGCCATAGATGTTCTTACGCTTATGGAAAGATTGGACGACCCTAATCCCAAAGAGAGCGCTGCTCGCTTAATACTTTGGAAAACAAATCCGATGGCTTTTGCCCAGAAATACACACCGGAAATATCACAGCAGTTACAACAAGTAGCACAACAACAGGCAGAACAAGCCGCACAAGCTCAAGGAGCCGGTCGAGGCGGCAAACAACCGGAACAAGATTTACTCGGACAAGTTCCGATAAGTTAAAGATGGCCTTACACGGACATAAATTAACAAGAGAAAAAGCAAGAGAAATTTTAAGGCACGGAGAGGTGCGGGGCAAGAAACTAACCAAGAAACAGAGAGGGTTTATGGGCGCAAGAGCAAGCGGCTCGCCGGTTAAGGGACAAGCCGAAGCTATGAAAAGAAAGTTGCGTAAGAGTTGAGTTGACTCGCAAAGTATGGTATAATACAAGAAAGCACCTTAAAAGTAAGAAAAACTATGACACAAGTTCGCGCCGTCCTTTGACGGGCGGGGGTTTATGTCATAGTTTTCTCTCGCCCTTCAAAAGACGGCACGATTGCCACCCTTAATTAACCCTCGTTCTCGGCGCGAGTATAAACAAAGCCTGCGAAAAAACATGGATGTAGAAAAATTCTTGGCGGGGTACGGCGATAAAGCCGTGCCACAGGAGAAGGAAACTCCTGCCGAATCGCCAGCGGACAAACAACCAGCCAAAGACACCGCCGAACCGCAACCCGGCGAAGGAGCTAAGGATGGCTCTGAAAAAGAAGGCGAAAAACAACGCGCAGGCGGAAAACAAGACGAAAAACGCTTTCGCCAAAACGCCTAGCGAAAGCATGGAAACAAACCAGGAAACAGCAAAAACAACAGCCACCAACGCAACTAGTTTGACTTTCGATCTTTCAAAGAAGTTCTTTACCTTAAACAGGCCGCTGGCATAGAACGCCCCGGCGCCGATGGTGGAGAAAAAGCTGGAAGCGAGAAAAACGCTTGCAGTAAAAGGAAAGCCGGGCAACGACGTTTGCGCAAAAGACGGGTAGGAAGGCAAGAGCAGTTGGAGACCTAGGAAAAGCCACACGTCACCCTGGCCGAAACTGCCCC